ATCATTTGGTTACCAGATTCTAAATTTATATCATCATATACATAGTCTTCTACTAAACAAGGTAATGATTCTAGTTTACCAGCATATCTAAAGAAACCATTTTCTGACATCCAGTATGCAGCACCATCAACTTCTACACATGCGTTTTGTCCAACCAATCCACAGTTAGTCCCAACTTGTGAAAAGGCAAACGTAAATGGTTGACCAACAAAACGTTGTGTGAATAATGCTGTATCAGTCCAAACATAAATGGCATCACGACCTCTAATTGCTCCTCTGATCTGTGATCCGTCAGCCAGTCTTTGTGTACCAGCTGTATTGGTTGCTGTTGGTGTATATGTATTAATATCCTCTTGATCCGAGAATCTAATAAACATGTTATCTTGTGTTGTTGGATCACCGATAGTTGTTTCTGTTCCAAAAAATACTAAGTGTCTATCCGGTGTAGATACAATCATATGTCTTGATGCAGTTGGTGCACCAGATATGATAGTTGCTCTTGTAGATGTTGCATTTGATAAACTAGAATCCCATTCAAAACAAGCACCGTCGTGAATTAAACAAATTGCTTTATCACCAAAGTTATCTAATGACCACATCCCTGGTTCAAGGACCAAGTCTCCTGATGCAGCTTCACCCCACGCAACATAGTCTGATGTATTAGTTACTGTTGCACCATCACTATGAGCTGCTCTAGTGCTACCTCTTACGGCTCTTGTAATACCTGTTAAATCATTTCCACTAATCCCCGTGTATGATATTTCTTCTGTTCCTACTTGAATATAATTTGTACCTGAAGATGGAAAGTTTGTCGTGCTTGTTAATGTAATAGAAGTTCCTGATCCTCCTGTACCTGCAGTGTCATTTAACAAAGCTCCATTAAGGGTTGTTGTAATAGCTCCTGCTGCTTGACCGCCCCATGATCCTAGACCCCAACCAAAACCTTTTGCTTGTACAGCAGGACCAACTGTATAATATTTCTGTATTCTAATACCACCTGATGTTGTAGCACCAGATCCAGATTCATTTGATGGCATCGTTATTGTTGCAGTCGTGTTAGTAGGAGTGGTTGCTACCATAAATTTTTTACCATCAAAATCAGAGGCACTATAATTAGAGTTTGTTATTGCAGTGAAATTATCCATTAACAATATATCTCCTGGTACTAAGTTGTGTGCACTAGGGTATGTTAAAGTTACAATCGGTGATCCGTTGGTCGTGCTGAATGCATTTGTAAGAGTTGTTGTGGTTTGAATAGGATGTATGTCATAAAAGACACCACCAGAATATGCGTATAAAATCCTGTTTGTTCCTATAATTGCATATTTTCTAGATAAACTATTAATAAAGTGATGTAGCCCTCTTCCTGCACCTGTTAATTCGTTTTCGTTTAAAGTTCCTAGTTGATTCCAGCCACCTATTTTTTCAGGTATACCATAACGAAATCTTGCATTATCACAATCTGTCCACTGACCTTCTGCGCCAGTTTCGGATATTTGCTTGTTGATACCTGGTTGAAATCCTATTTTTTGTAACATAATTATCTTATTATATAGGTTTTTTACTATTTTAACAGACTAATAGTCTGGCTCATCGTATACCATATACCAGACAGGTATTGTATAACGCACACCTTTTGTAACTTCAAGAACTTTATGCTCCAATAAATTACCTTTAAATGTCACCATTCTTCCTGGGTAGGGGTCAATTTTTTTACCAGCCACGACTGTTTGTCCCCCTTCAAAATCATTATTTAAATAGATAATAGAAGTGTATACATGTTCTTCAAAGTCTTTATGTAGTGCTTGTGAAGAGTTTGTAGGCCACCTAACCAACTCAAAATAATTAGGATAAGCCATATAATCGAACTCCTTCTTTATATGGTAAGAAAGTCTAGATTCTATAAATTTAAACCTATGATGGTCCATTTTAGATATATTAATTACTTCTGTTCCGTTGTGTGTATAGTTTAAATCTGAAGATAATCTCAGGTAATTTTTCTTATGAAAATCAATTAACCATTTACATTCTTTATCGCTAAAAAATTTAAATGTTATTTCTAGGTGTTTATTTATAAAACGAGACATATTAATTAAATGTTATGACCAAGACCACGCGTCTGCTTTTTGTAGGATATTCTTGAGTATGTAAACACCTATCAAAAACAACTCCTTTATATTGTTCAAACTTTATTCTTTTGTACACCTTCCTTTTATCATTGAAAAGTAATGTATCACCATCGCTATCATTTAAATATAACAGAAATTGTTTATGAGGAAAGTCGTGGTCCTCGTGTATTTTTCCATGTTCACGAGGTATATGAAAAGTTAAGTTAATTGATGCTCTGTAAATACATTTATATTTAATATTATTTTTGTTACAAAAAGTATCTAATACATTTTTACAAAAATTAAAGTTAGGTGAGTTAATTTTATCAGACTCTATTACATGTCCTTTTGTTGTTCTACCCATAACAGCGTGAAGTAAAGCTGGTAAATAATCTCCGGTAACTTGATGCTCAGACCAATAAAAAGGAAAGGTACCTGATAAGATACCATTCTCTATTTGATCTTTATGGTAATCAGTTAAAAAATTATTGTCTTCAATTATCATGATGAATAAAATGAGTAATGGTATATCTACCATCTCCTATTTTAAATCCTTTCTTCATTTTAACAGGTGTTACTTTGTGGTATAGAAAACCAGGAAAAATAACCAATCTATTATTTTTACATTCTATTGTAAGATCAAGATCTTTAAAAAATAAATCACCGCCATTAAATTTTTTAGGTTCTTTATACAACCAAATAAGAATACTAAAACTAGCTTTATCAGGATGGCTGTCATAAAAATGATTATCTTCATAATAAGATATAAAACAAAAATCTCTCGTTGTATCTGGAAAAGTCCTATACATAGGATTAAGCTTTAATACTTTTTCATAAAAAGGTTGATTAAAAAGTTTTTCTCTTCCTTTTAAGATAGAAGATACTTTTCTTCCTGCTTCTGTGTAAATAGCATCTAAAGGAATTCTAAAACTTGACCCTATTTCATTTCCATTTTTATCAGTTGCTATCTCTCCTTTACTAGTATGTAATTTATTATAGTGTGTATAATAATCTAATTCTTGAAATATATTTTTTAACTCGTCTTTAGAGTACCAGTTATCTATGATAGTAGGATTTAAAGAGATCTTTTGAACCATGACGGTAGTCCTAAATGTATTCTTGAATCAAATAAATTTTTATCTGACCCTTCTGTTTTTTGATTATTATAATGTAAGAATACTTGGACACAATCTTCTCCTTTAAAAGGTTCTCTCCAATGTTCTAATAAGTTACCTTTGTATACTAGCATATCTCCTTGAGACAAAGATACCTTCACTCCTTTAGAAACACTTGGAATATACTCTTCGTTATCTTCTGTATAACAACCTAAGTTTGAATTAGGCTCAATATAGATAGGCCATACATCACCACCTAAATTTAATGTGGTAGATATTTCACAACTAAACCTATCTTTGTGTCGAGCCAGTGAATCTCCTTTAGTATAAATCCTTGCGTAAGAATATGTTGGATTTAATTTCATTCCTGTATGTTTTTCCATCACAGGAAGAGCCATTAACAAAAGTGTTTCCATTGCTGTATCTGCATAGTGAGAGTATGCATTAGGACATTGTGTATCTCCAAATGTTCCTAACATCTCTTCAAAAGGTGAAATGTATTTACTTTTAAATAAAGTGTCTACCACTTGTTTTTTCATTAAAAAATAATTGTAAACAAAATGAGCTATCTTTGGATCAATAGCTTTTTTAATGACACTAAAACCATCTTTGTTAAAATTATATTTTTTCATTATTTGTACGGATAACCTAAATTCCACATTACTAAAGAATACCTTGTTCCTTTTGTTACAGGTTTAACTCTATGCCACATGTAAGATGGGAACACTACTATAGAACCTTTTGGTAATATCTCTTTGGATTGCATAGTGTAAGAAGGATCGTCTTTATCTCTAGGTTGAAACTCTAGTTCACCTCCTTCATATTCAACACCATCTGTTAGTTGACATGTCACAGAAAGCTTTCTAATCTTCCCAAAAAAATTAGAATTTTTTTCATCTCTGTTTGGAAGATTAAAAGAATCACAATGCCAATCGTAATATTGATTTAGTTTATATTTTGTAAACTGTGCTGGCTCAGTCCAATCCCATTCATAATTCCAATTAGCTTCTTTGTTTGCTTTGTGAATATATGGTTGAACTTCTTTGTATATCCAGGGCTCATCTAACCACACTACATCTGATTTTCTTTTTTTGTTTAATTCTTTTACTTCTTTTTTACTCAAAGGACTATCTTCAACATTTCTGTCTCTACCCATCAATCCAGTTATTCCTGTAACTTCTTTTTTTTGTAAAGCATATTTAATAACTTCATCACAAAACTTGTGACTTAGTGCTCCTGTAAAATAATAATAAGTCGAACTCGGATTCATCTTACAACACAATCTGATGGTTTAGGTTTAATATAATTCTTGGGTTTGTAGCGTTGTGTTCTGTAAAATAATAATTTAAATCAGAATTAAAAGTTACATACATGTTTTGTTTTAAATGATAAGTTATATACTTGTTAACATTCCTGTGATCGTTGTACTCAATATGTAATTGATCTTCTTCGTTAGAGTTAACTATAAATAAAGTTGTATAATCTGGTGAGCTAGCTAAATCGTGTAAATTTAAACCATTTCTTTTTAATGTGCATTCTTTATAATAATGCACTTCACCTTTGTGCATTGTAGGCATTAATCCAATATTATGGTATGCTCTTACTTTTGCTACAACTTCTTTGTTTATCCAATCTACTTGATCATTATAATCAAGATAAAAGTCTTTATATCTTTTTTCATGACGTTGTAAAAACAACTCACTTTCATTTAAAATAAAATTTTTAACTGCATTTATATCAACTAGATTATGCTTATCTAGATAACCCATTAATACATGACTGCTTGACAGTATTCTTTCTTTCATAAACTATAGTTATATACTATTTTAAAATATATTACAAGCTATCCCAATTAGATGTGCTAGTATTCCAAACTAAAGTTGCAGTTGCATCTAGTTGTGGAACCACTTTACCTAACCATCTTGAATTACTATCATCCCATTGTGGATAAACTTCTTTCCCATCAGATTCTCTATTTGATGGATATGCAACTGGAGCTTCCCACATTCCAGTAGTAGTATTCAAAGACCAACTTGCAAATGGACTTGAACCTGCAATAAAAATATTATTTGTGCTATCGTATTGACTACCAATATTTGGATAATTAGCTCTTAAAGCTTTTGATTGATCTGCAGAGGGTTGATTAGTATCTGGGTCATAATGTACCCCACCTCTAGTATTACGTGAAACCTGTTTCCAGTTAGTCCAACCAAAATTAGGTATTAAAAAATTTGTAATACAATAATCCTCGTTTTCTTCTGTTTCTCCATTTGGAATTAAATCTTCATCATTAACAACAAGCACTTCAAGCACTATGTCATTTTCATCTAATTTTGCAAAAGAGGCCATTAATTTTTACTCCTAACTTGTTCTATGGTGTCTTTGTGAGATATAGCATTTTCGTAAAAAAGTCTAGTAAATTCTCTGAACTCTTTAAGGTCGTTTTTAGTTAAATCAGAAATCCAATCACTACTTACCTCATATTCTTTGTTAAAAGAACTTACATCAAATAAGCCAAGTTCTTTTAAGATAACTATAAAGTTGTGCTCGTAAAATAAACAATAAGGATATTTAAAATCCATTCTCATAGGTATTCTTTTATTCCATATAGGTAGGAAACGTTTTAGGTAAGGACTTAAATTTATTTTAAATTCTTTCCAAAATTTACTGTCTTTCTTATTTACATGATAATGAAGTAAAACAAAGTCTCTAATATTTTCTACAATACCTCTGTATATATTATTGTATTCTTCTATATCTCCTTCAGTGTATGTTGTAATTTTATGCATCAATAAAAAACTTTGACTAATAGCTGTCCCTATGGATGTTGCTTCTAAAGGTTCTATAAAACTAGAACTTAAACCTATTGCAACACAATTTTTAATCCAAGCTTTGTCTACAGTTCCTGCTTCAAATTTTATATTCTTTCCTATCTCAACTTCTATACCTAACCAATCTTCACATTCTTTTTTTGCTTGTTCTGCAGTTATATAATTATTGTTGAAAACATAACCATTACCCCACCTACCATAAACAGGTATCCTCCACATCCAACCTGAGTTCATTGCTTTAGCTAAAGTATATAAATTATATTCTTCTGTATCAGGAGTTGGGAAAGCAATTGCTTCATTCATCGGCAGGTATTCTTTGTATGACACCCATTTAGCACCTAACTTTGAAATAAGTAATTTTTTAAATCCGGTAGAGTCAATATAAAAATCAGCAACATATTTTTTATCTCTGCTTTTCAAATAACTAATACCTTTTTCATCTAGTCCTATGTCTACAATTTCATCTTCAATAATATTGATATTTTTTTCTTTACATTTTTTTAAAAGATAATTGTTTAACTTAAATGTATTAAAATGGTATTGATGAGGTTGGGTTGTGTAAAAAATTCTATTCTCCCACATTTCTTTTTGTGAGTATTCAATTGGTTTAGATTTTTCTCTTATGATGTGACTGTATTGATATTTTTGTTGACCAATAATTTTGTCGTTTGGAACACCTCCTATATAATGAAAATAAGGCTCTGGTGTCCAATCTTCAAACATAACTCCAAACTTATATGTGGCATCAGTTTCTTTAATTAATTCTTCTCTGTCTATATTACAAAAGTCCATAAACTCTTGCCAATGTTCAGTAGATCCTTCACCTACACCAATAATACCTATCTTGTCTGATTTAATAACTGATATATTTATTTTAAAATATCTTTGCTTTAAAATTAAAGCTGACACTAATCCTGCCGTGCCACCGCCGACAATTATAATTTCTTTCATGCTAGATTATATACTACAAATAATTTTTAATTGCAAAATTATTGAAACTTGTATCTGATTGCAAAGAATCCTGATCCACCTGTACCTCCAGATGGTCCACAGTATCCACCACCACCAGCTCCTCCGCCAGTGTTAGCTGTACCATTATTTCCAGAAGAAGGGTCATTAGAACCGGCATTACCACCGCCTCCAGATCCTCCACTTCCTGGAGCTCCGTTGTTTCCGGCAACACCACCGCCACCGCCTCCTGAAAAAAATCTTCCTGGAGATGGTCCTGGTGTTCCATATGAACTTGGTACCCAAGGCACAGCAGATCCAACTCCGCCATGTCCGTTTGGCCCTGGATCACCTGAAGCACCTTTTCCTCCACCACCGCCGGCTCCTCCAGCTGGTTGTGATGCTCCTGAACCTCCAGAGTTTCCTTGACCTGGGGGTTGTGCTGATCCTCCACCTCGACCTGAGTCGGCTCCTGCGCCGCCTCCAGATCCTCCTGGTCCTCCACTTCCTGGATCAATACCGAAACCAGGTTGAATAGAACCACCTAATCCTCCACCTTCTGAAGTAATTCCTAAACCTGTAACGTTTGTTCCTTTACTACCTTGTCTACCTAAACAACCGTGAGGTCCACCTTGTGAACCAGGACCACCGCCATTACCGATAGAAATAGGATAAGATTGTGCTGTTACGGGTTCTCCTCCAGTTACTGGGGAAGGAAAATTAGTTTTAAAACCTCCTGCTCCTCCGCCTCCTGAAGCAGCTCCTCCACCGCCTCCAACAGAAACGTACTCAACAGTATTTGAACCATCTTCATTACCTGGGTCTGAAACAACAAAGTTTCCTGGACCAGTGAACAC